CAAGTGCGATAATACCGCTGCGCCACTGGTCGTAGAAAATGTTCGTGCATAATTTTGTTCTGTATCTTTCATTATCATCTCCTGGGGCTTATAAAATTGTTTCAGCAGCAGCCATTTGCGCAATGGGTGCAATGTATTTTAATTCAGCGTCACTGTTCAGTGTAATCCGGTCAATAATGCCACGACGGGACAAAATCTGTAATCCGCGTTCAACCAACGGACGGATAAATTCATGCAGCAATCGTCCATACGTTGCCCCCAATATGCGGACCATATCCGCGCTGCGCGCCATAATTTCTGTGGCGGTCATTTCTTTTTCAGACAGCAACCCCAGTCTGTCCGCCAGCATTGTGTGGCGTATGCGTTCACGCAAGTCTTTCAAAACAATCTGGGACACGTCAAAATTCGCCCCAGATGTTAACGGCGTCAATCCAGATGACCCAACGGCTTTGGGTATAATTGCCCCAGGTGTTAAATTAATATTAGACAAATTTATAACACCGTCATCGTCGGCCTGCCATATGCCGGAAACAGCAATCGTTGCGTTTTTCAACACCAATTCAACAACCTTGTTTGCTGTTTTAATGTCTGGTAATGCACGCAACACCGGCCCACGGCCGTATTGTTCGCCACTGGCCACAGACCAGCGGAATATGATGTACGGATTTGTTTCAAATTTTCCGGTGGCAACAATGTTATTTTCTAAATCCCCACCAACATCCATCCATGCGGTGAATTCCGTATCAACCAAACTTTGCACCAACCGCAGTGGTGTTTCAGGGTCATTTTTTATTGTATCGCGCAAATTAGCCGGTGGGGTCCAAGATGGATATTTTTCCATGACTTCGCGCGCCGGCATGGTCGCCGTATGAAACACGGCCCCATTCAGTACCGCAATGTCGCGCATCGGAATCGCAGTAAACGAAAATGCCGATGACGCACCAATCGGATTTTCCGCCATAAACAGGCATGCTGTGCCCAGAATTATTAAATCCATATAGCACTGGTGAACAGTGGTGTAAAAATTAGAATCATTTAGATTCGCACGTAACGCCATTGTTGCAGTTTCTGCATCGGGTGATTGTGCACTTTCTGGGACCAATGAAATCCACAATGATTCTGGCGGTGTCAGCAATGAATAAATTGATGCCGCCAAATTATCTGCGGCATCCGCAGCGGTGGCATCAAACATCATCGCCGCATCATCATCAGCGGTTGGCATAGTGTACCGCAATGCTGCATCCCAACGATTTAACCATGGTGTACGCAAATCCAGCGCACGGCGATACATCTGTTGTAAATTTTTTTTCATGTTATATATCCTTTTGTTTGTTTATAAAAATTCCCCCGACAAATGCCGGGGAAACCTGAAATGCGAAACAACATTTTTATGCTGTTTCTGGGGTTATAGTATTTCGTCTTTATACATTGAATTCTGTATTCGCAGAAAACGGGCGTACAGACTGGCCCAATGGACGGACCGGTGTCGGAATCGCGCATATTGCGCCGGCAACGGCATCTAAACCATCATCATGACCAACATATCCGTATGGCGCCCAACCAATCATTTCAGATATCAGTGGGGTTGACTGGATACGTCGGTGTGCGTACATACGCCCTGTTGTTAAAATCGGTTCAATGGAATCCAATATTCTTGTTTCTTTGTTGTGATGATTTGATACAGGCACAATGTGGATTCGCCGATTTTGGCGCATGGCGACATCACGCATAATTTCTGGCAATGCAACCCCCATACCATTTGTTTCCACATATATGCGTCCCAGACAATGACGGCACATAAAATCCAGCACCATTTCACACTGGCGGGCCAATGGATGTAAATCATTATCCGGAACAATCAAGTACAATACATCATGGATGAAAATATTTTTTGTCTTGTCATCCCGGTATACCAGAACACAAACACTGGCGTCTGATTTCTTGTGCGCGGTTGATGGGTCCCAGTATACGGTTGCGCCCGTGATAACATGGTCACCAATTCGCGCCCTGCGTGAATCAAAATCATCGTCATACAGGTGCAGTGCATCTGGATCCAGGCGCGCACGTTCGGGCGCAATAAATTCCAACATCATTTGCGCTGAAAAATATCGGTCGCCGACCGTATGGCGCAATTCATCTATGCGCGACAGTGGAAACAATTCTGGCCATGCGGGCGTACCATCAGTGGAAATGATTGGGATTTTTAATTCCCGATATCCGCATAAAAAAGGCGTTGAAAAAGCAAAATTTTTATATACTATATTTGACATGGACTTTACCCCAAAAACATTACCAACAAATCTGGAAGCCGAACAGGCCGTATTGGCCGCGGTATTGATGAATAACCGCGCGTTGGAACGTGTGTCAGAATTCTTGAAACCAGAACACTTTTCACATCCAGCGCACCAAGAAATTTATAAACTGGCGGAACGCCAATTTGCCGCCGGTATACCGTTTGATATTATTACCGCAAAAAATTATCTGGACCAGCAAGGGGTGCTGGAATCCGTTGGCGGTGTTGAATACCTGACGCAATTGGCGGGGGCCGGGGCAACCGTTGTAAATGTTGAACAATATGGTCGCATCGTGTACGACAACGCAATGCGTCGCGAATTAATAAATCTGGGACAATCCATTACCGATGCGGCATATACCGAAGATTTGGATAACCCAGTATCGGCCCAGATTGAAACCGCAGAACAAAAACTGTTTGAAATGGCGTCGTCGGGTGTTTCTGAACGCGAAGTATCGTCAATTGCAACCGCATTGCAAAGTGCCCTGCAAGAAGCAGAAATCGCGTACAAGGCCGATGGAAAACTGTCTGGGTTGACCACGGGGCTGAACGCGTTGGACAAATCAATCAGTGGGCTGCATCATTCTGACCTGATAATTATCGCCGGGCGGCCCGCGATGGGTAAAACAACACTGGCGATGAATATTGCCTTTAATGCGGCAAATGCAATTCTGTATGGGCGCGCAAATGAAAAGTACAAGGGCGCCGTCGCATTTTTCAGTCTGGAAATGTCATCGTCACAATTGGCGGCACGTGTGCTGTCATCACAATCAAAAATTCCGGCATCGGCCATGCGCGAAGGTTCATTGACCGATGAAGATTTCTTGAAAATGTCGCAATATTCGGCCGCAATTGGTAAAGTTCCGCTGTATATTGACGATACACCGGGCATGTCAGTACCAATGATTCGCACACGGGCACGTCGTCTGGCGCGTAAATGTGGCGGGATTGCATTGATTGTGATTGACTATCTGCAATTAATGACATCACCAGGTGGGCGTCGTAACGATAACCGCGTCCAGGAAATTTCCGAAATAACACGCGGATTGAAAATGCTGGCCAAAGAATTGGATGTGCCGGTTATCGCCCTGTCCCAGTTGTCGCGCAGTGTTGAATCCCGCGATGACAAGCGGCCACAATTGGCCGACCTGCGTGAATCTGGGTCAATTGAACAGGACGCCGATATCGTTATGTTCACATATCGTGAAGAATACTATCTGGAAAATCGCGACCCGTCACAACGTATTTCTGGTAACACCAATGAAAAGATTATTGAAAGTTATCAAAAACGTTTGGAACGCGCACGTGGCAAGGCCGACGTTATTATCGGAAAAAATCGTCACGGACGACCAGAAACGGTGCGATTGGCATTCTTTGGTGATTACAGTCTGTTTGACAATCTGGACGAAATGGAAAGCCGCGCAAATGGCGAATTTATTGATGCGTCGGCGCTAATTAATACCCCCGATGATATGCCTGGGATGCCGTCTGTGGATGCCGACGCAATTCCAGATGATATGCCATTGTAATTTTTATACTTGCCACAGGGATAAAAATTGACTAACATTTTGTCAAGAAATCCCAAGGAGATAACAATGGCGCAAGAAGAAATAATCTTTCCAAACAACATCAGAAATATTCGTCTGGCCAATGGTATGAAAATGACAGAACTGGCGCGCCAGGCAAATTTATCACTGTCGGCGGTTTCAAAAATTGAAAAAGGCGTGCGGCGTCTGAACCAAAAGCAATTATTAAACATATGCAATATTCTGGGATGCAAACTGTCGGATATATTTATCAAGGAATCCGATGCGGTTGCCGACCAATGGCAAAATGAAATTAAACGCCGATTGAACGATAACGAAGACAGCGGACTGAAAATATTCGGCAGTGGACTGCGCAAAATTCGCCAGCAATCTGGAAAAACAATTGCCCAGGCGGCCAAAGATGCCGGTATGACATTGTCTGTGTATCATAAAATAGAAGTTGGACAACGCGAAATATATCAAAATGAAATTGAACCACTGGCTGAATCGTTTGCGTACAGCGTTGATGCAATGCTGGATAAAATTGCCAATATGTACAAGGCCGGCGAATTAACCAAACAAATTAACAAGGTCAAAGAACGTGTAAAATCTGTGTTGGTGCCGGGCAACCCATTGTCTGGATTAGATGTACACAGCAGTTTGTATGGCGCAAAGTTGTATGACAGCGCACGTAAAAAACTGGTCCCAGTGTTTGGCGTGCCGAATGGGAAATCTATCGTATTCAAAAAAACAGACAAAACGATGATTGTTGCACCAATGCCACTGGAAGGTCACAAAGGCGTCTATGCGGTTATTCCGAACTCTAAACGATTGGGTGGTTTTATCCCAGAAAAATCATATGTGTTCGCAGATGCAGAAATTCCCGCCCAGGTTGGGGATTTGGCCGTGTGTCTGGATACGGATTTTGATGCGTTAACACCAAGTGATTCTGGGAACGCACAAATCGCGATTATACGCCAGGATTCCAAGGGCAAAATTTATGGACAAATTTCTTCACCCGAAGAAAAAATTATCGCCAAAACTATGCACAAGGTCGTAATGATTGTAATGGAATAAAAATCATACTCAGGGGGGATAAACAATGAATGCCAAGGCCAGTACAACCGCACAAAAACTGTTGAATCTGTATCGTCAAGAACATGTTATTTTTGGCGGATGGGCCGCCGTAAATCAGGTCTTTGTTGATGAAGCAACCCCAGATGTATTACACGAATTGCGTGAATTGCCCACCGGTAAAAATCTGATCAAGCATATTGAAAATCTGCGCAGTGGCAAAACGCCAATGGATTCAATTGAACGCGAATTGTTGCCATACGGTGGCATGATGGCCGAAACAGTTGCAACCGTGCCACTAACAAAAAGTGAATGGGCCGAATTGGAATCTGGTATTAACTCATTTACAACTGACCAAGATGGACTGGAAAAAATCCAACAATTGGATGTTATAAAAAAATTCGGTGATCAATGGATGGTTGCAATTCGCGCGGCATTGTCTGAACGCCCTGAATTGCTGGAAAAATGGGCATTGGTTACAAAAACGTATCGGGCGTATTATCTGTGGAAAGTGGCCAGTGATATGTTAAATCAACCACTGTCTGAACGTGCGCGCGCACAATTACAGGCCGACATGCCAGAATACGAAACATATTTACCAATGTTTGGCGATGCCGGTGTTGAATTGTTGGAAAAATTACGTTCGTTTATTTCAACAATGACCCCAGATGCAGACACAACAGACAACCAAAATTCAATCTGATGTGCGATAGATTGTATCCAATGTATGTGGTGTGCCGACATAAATCATTGTGCCGGTGGGCGACAGAATAAAATCCAGTTCACGCAACCGTTCACGCAGTGTTTCGCGCTTTTGTGCCGTGTTGCTGGTATTTGGGACCTCTACATCATCACAAATTATTAAATCTGCACGCATGCCAGTGATGTTACCATGGATTCCTTGGCATACGACAGACGGTTCACGAATGCCGATTGGCCGATTAATCGTAATTCGGCCACTGGCCCATTCTTTCTTGGCCGACGGAATCAAATCTGCGCATCGCGGATGATTTTCCAGTATATGTCGTATATGCGCAACCATGCGCGATGACAGATTGTTTTCTGCGGATAAAATCAATATCCTGGTTGCAGGATGTAAATACAGCACACACGCAGCAAATATCCCAACAACTGTTGATTTGCCAGAATGTCGGAACGCCATCAGCAACCCACGATGCGGCGTATCTGTGAATACAGAAAATAAAAATTCCATTATTTTATAATGATGTGCCGGCGTTTCCAGCCCCAGCATTTGATTCCATTCATCCAAAAATACATAAAAATCCGATAACATGACGACATCAACATTAACTTAATAAATCATCAAATTTATCCAGTAATGATTGCAACAAGTTTGGTTTTTTAACACTGGATTGAGCCTTTTTCAGTCGTTCTGTATTTGATTTGCGCTTTTCGTCATACGGCTTTTCTGTTTCTGATTTCAGTCGTTTTAACACCGCGCCGGTTGTCATACTGCGTCCAGACACACCAGACGCACCATATTTTGCACGCTGGGTTGCCAATGTTTTTTTTACTAAATTTGTTTTTTCTTTCTCGTCAGCCGCCATATCAGACAAAATTTTTTTTCGTTCTGATTCCGCTGTTCGTTTTGAATCTTGGTAATCCAAAACATCTATGACATCTGATACAAGTTGTCCCATAATCTCACCTTTTATTTACATTTGTTATACATTGTAATATCCGTACATAGATACAGATAATACAGTTACTGGTAATTGTTCATCACTGGATATTGTCCATGGAGCATCAACAGAATTCTTTTGACATCCCAACATATTTACCGAAATATCACCACTGTATCCATTTGCGCCATCATCAAAAATGCAATTAGGAAACTGGACACGCAATCCGTTAATAAATAATGTTTTTGTGTCCAGAACACGCGCCGCAATCTTTCTGATTTTTAATAAACTGGCGTTATGTCCAGATGCGCGAACCGGTAATCCAGATGCGGTAAATGAAAAATCATATTCCCCGGCATCGTTTAATGCCCCCGATGAAAAACGTTCCAGATAAAAATTCACACCACGCGCAACAATTACATATGTTTCAGAACCAATTGTTGCCACAGATTTGAATTGACCCTGGGTTTTATAGCGCGCCCACCCCGAAATTCCCAATGCAGAATTTTGGTTCAATACCGCCATATCGCCATTTTCCATAACAACAAACAACTGGCGCCATTCTTCGTTATATGACATATCTATGGGCGATTGCATCAAGTGTTTCGCCTGGGTACACAAATCATTCGCATTGTAATATTCGCCCAATTGATCCAGACTTAATTCACGAATGTCTTTTTCGGTACTGGAAATAAATACTGTTGCCCCCTCTATTTTTTGTGGCGGCAGGTATCGTGTGGCAACACTGCCCACAGATGTGTGCTGTTTGATATCAACAGACGATGGGGTTAATGGCTTGCTGGATATCGCCCATTCGCCAAAATTAGTCAGAATTTGCAAGTTATCACTGCTGACCACGGTACAAATTTGTTGACGTTGTTGTGATAACAATGTTATGAAAATTGCTTCGTCATCCAGTCCGGTACCAACATCAAAATTATTATGGTGGCCAACCTTGGACATCCAAACACCACTGGGCCATGACCGTGAACCACCAAATACCAATCTGTCTTGATGAAATGTGATACTGCACGGCCATCCACGCCGGTCACTGAATGCGGATTCATACCAATCAGATACCGGGGCCGACGGTAAATTGTATGTGCCATTGGTATATGCATAAACAACCGTTGGACTGATGTATTCCATTATGTACCATTGTTTATTCATCAACAGTAAACGTCCGCCTTCGTTTTGCGCGGTCCAAAAATTCTTGTTGGTTGTAAATGTTGCGAAATTATTGCCTTGGCTGTTTGAAGTAACTGTAATTTTTACATCCTTGGAATCATCAAATCGCATAAACGGGATGTTTATTGACATGTCTGAATCGTTGCGTTCAAATTCAAAGTCGCTTAATTCAAATCCATTATCCGTTTTGCGCAGTATATACGGTGAATAATCTGGGTGAACGAATATCATCGTATCAAATCGCTGTGCATATTGTATTTTATCCAGTGCACTTAATGGCCACGGCGATGGAAGATTAGAAACAACCACCACACCATCAAAAACCAACAAATTTTTGTTGCCCAGTACCAGTAAATAATTTCCTGTTTCGCCAAATGAAAATGGAACTAAACGCCCAGATCCGCCCAGCGTATCCACAGACACCAATCCACGTCGGCGCGTCAACCCACCACCAAACATAATATCCATATTTTCCAACATGGACAAACCATTCAAATTATCATGCGCAAAAAATTCTGGGGCAACTTCGCCATCCGCAAAAGAATTTTGCGTCTTTATAAATTCAGCCATACGGTTATCCTTTGTTTTATTCAGAATCGTACATTTATTAACGAAAAATCATCTATGGCATTACTGGATGTCGTTGCACTGTCAATGAATTTCGCCGATTGTAATTCCGATTCATACAAAGCCGCCAATGTGCGAAATACAGACTGGTCGCCAATCAGTGGAATGCAAAATTCCATCGCTAATTTTGTCGCCGCCAACGATATGAAGTATGCCGGCATGGATTCAACATCAACATGAACAATGCACAATATGTTCATCTTGTCTGATGGCGATATAATTTGATTGCCAATAATTTGCCCATTGCATTTCAATACGCGCATGCATTCAGACGGCAAGAAAAAATCACCATCGGAATCGCGCACTAAATCAAATGACTTGCATGCAAAGCGCCATGGATGAATGGCCAACAGTGCGTCTATGACCGGATTAAACAAAGTTCGCGATAATTGCGCCGCCGGGGAATCTTCTTGGATTGATTGAATTGGCTTTTCCCCCAGTTTTAATAACGCCATTGAACATAAATCTATTTTTGTCGTCATTTTTTATCCTGTATGTAAAAAATGGGGCGAACAAACGCCCCAATCAAAATTATGACAAATCACCAACTGTTACACTGGTTGACACAGTAATTTTTTTAATACTGGTATTATCAGAACCATTAACGATTACTATATCGCCTGTATTCATCAACGTTTTTACATTGTCAAAATATCCAGATGCCACGATTGTTGCCAATGTTTCATTTGCCGAATAATGCCACAACGTAAATCCATTTGCATATGCAATTACAGATAAATTTTTATTCTGAAAAGCCATCTGTTATTCCTTTGATTTATATGATTATTATGATAATTATTCCGACACAGTATCGTCGTCTTTGCACTGCAAGCGAACAATACCATCGTTATCAATCAGAACCGCGCCTTGGGACATACTGTTGCTGATAAAGTGTGCCGCGCGTTCGCCATGCCATGAAATATCTGTTTTTACTTCTTGGCCACATGCATGTCCGATGCTGGTTGCATGATAGATAAAGCAATCACGTTCATCAGTATTCGCCAATGGTAATGCATTGTACATAACCCACGTTATGCCCAACCATTTTTTTGATGCACCGCCAGATACCAGCGGCAAATCATTACCAACATAATCCGCCGATACAAATTCATCCAACGACAACAGTTCATTCCACTGGTGCACACCGACAACCGCAAAGCGACGACCATCATCTGGGACATCGTTTTGATTCATAACTTCTATGGCCGACAAAATTAAATCTTTGGTCAGGCCTGTTGAATAATCGCCCACAGATGTCGTAGATTGATTCATTGCATTGATAATTAATTCATCTGTTTTGCGACCCAGTGCATACGCACCCGCAGACGCGACAACACGACGTTCATCAACATTTGTTTTTAATTCATCCAATGCATCAACCCAATCGCCGGCATAATAGTCTTGTAATATACATTCCACCGGTTCATGATTCAGATTCATAACTGGCACAATACCATGGCGCGATTTTGTGCTGGCGGTACCACGTCCAACCTTTTGAAACGTTGTTGACGCGCCAACGACCCCAGATTTACTGCGTACCGTTGCGCGTAATTTTGTTCCCATTTGCTGGTATGCCAAATGAACATCGGCTTCAAATTGTTTTATAAAAACATTATCAACAGAAACAGACAT